CTGGAAATGCTCATTTCACAGGAATCAAATCAGCACCCCATAGTCAGTATAGTGGCAACCTCACGTTTGTGCTTCCAGCCACAGTCGGCGCGGCTGGGCAAGTGCTAACGGACGTTGCTGGTAATGGTGTTTTGGCTTGGTCAACGCCTAGTGCTGGTGGTGGCGTTGCAACCCAAATGAAATTTGAATAGAGGAAAAAATTATGGCAGATCGTATTGAGGAATTATTTCTGAAAAAATTTACAGTCGCAGAAATAGAGGCTGGCACAAGGCACGATTTTACGACAGATGCGAATACAGCTTATGTCATCAAAGACATTGAGACAACGCAGGGGAGCGATACATCTCCTATAACTGGTAGTGTAACTGCGGGCAAAACTACTGATTTTTCTGCGGGTAAATTTTCAAGAATAGGTCAATTCGGATCATCAGTTGATTCATTAAGCGGATCTGCAATCTTGGACGCTAGTTCAACGTTATCAATCAGGCCAACTGCCACAAGCATAGGTTTTAAAGATATTATTTTATCTGTAGATAATTCGCAGAATCAGAGTAGTCAAGCTGGCCCAGTAATTAATATTGTAGAGCCAACTGTTAATGGCGTTATAGATACAGCTTTGAAAACACAGACCACTGAAACTGCGGCAGGGGCTGGTTCGACATCTGGAAGTTTCACAGGAAATACTTCTCAATTTACTATTGTTCACACTAACGCGAATGGTATCAAATTATACATGCGAGCTGTTCGCGGTAGTAACAGCAACGGTCAAACCTACGTTATTGGATATGACAACTCGACAAATTACACAGACTTCTCTCAAGCCTATTCTTCTCCTTGTTGGGACGGCGAGAGATACTGGTTTTGGTATGATTCATCTTATATTTATTTTTATGACACAGACGATGCCGATTTAAACCCCAATACTCATGGCAGAGTGTGTCACGGCAGAATAGCAACAGGCATGAGCCACTATTCTGGGACTACTTATGACCACAGAAATTGTGACTTGCATAAAAGTATTCACGACGGCAAGTGGTACTTCTATCAATACAGCAGTAGTAGCCAAGTCGGTCAAATTTATGAATTACCCGAAACAATAGCAGATGGTGGCTCATGTCCAAATTATTACTTTACAACTCAAGGTGGCTATGTAGGCAACTTGAAAGACGTTTACGGTAACAACGCTGGCAGTGCTTGGAACCAATATTATTTCAATGGTCAAACAAGCATGAATCAATATAACCAACAGCGTCTTACAACCTTCACAGATTTAGAAGGGACAAAGATGTGGGCGATAGTGCAAAGGAATAACTCAACTTACATTGGAATGTTTGTCTGGCGCGACTCTAATTTACAAGACACAGCGGCTGGCAGTTGCTTGAACAGTCATCCTGACAATACATCTACTGATGGTGTTGCTTGCTTGAGCCAACAGTCTGCTGGCAGTGCTAAATTAGGTTTCAACAGTACATATTACACTTGGTCTAGTAATAATATGTTGATTGGTCTTAGCAGTAGTTACTTAGGCACTGGTAACTCAAGCTGGCAGTCTGGAGCCTACGGAGGCATGTATTTCGACGGTCTGACCATGTATTACGGCAATTCAACTTCGAATTACAATGTGTTTAAAATTGATTTTACTCAAACTTCATTTCCCTCACTTTTCAATGACAGCCAATATTGGGGCTATCGAGGAAGTTTTTTTATGATCGCCACAAGGCCGAGTGATTCAGTAATCGCGGCAAGAAATTATACGGTCGCTCCGGGGCTGACCGTCAGAACCACTGGTATTAAAGAGGACAGGAGTTAAAAAAATGGCGTTAATACAAAATAAACGTGAAGCGGCTGCCGCAACAACTACAACATCAACCCCACCTAAAACTGTTTCTGGTTTTAATGCCAGTGATAATTTTCAGCTAATGTATACTGTGCCAGAGGGTCGCAAATGGGTGGGCAGAGTAGGTAGCCGAAATGAAGGATCTCGGTTTGGCCCATACATAACCCCCGCAGGGGAAACGCCATCTACTAGCGTAAACAACAACCTAAAAAGTATGCGAATTATAAGCAATTCTTTTTCTTCAATGGGGGCGTCAAATTCTTACGGAAATCATAGTAGCTGGGAAATCACCCTCCTTGCTGGCGATATGATCCATTCTGATAATCATACTAGCAGTCATTACTGCCAATTTTTTGGGGTAGAAAGCGATGCCTAATAGATATAGAGATCTTCAAGAATACGAATTAGTTCAAACTTTTAAGGACGATTTAACAAGTTCTAATGTTTTGCGAACAATAGTTGAAGAGGGTGAAACGCCTGTCAACACTTGGCGATTAAATTTAGGGCCGCGAAATCCACAGACTATGGAGGACTTTAAGAACTCAGAAGAGATAGAAAATTTTTGTCTGCAATGTCCAGACAATTTCTGGTCACCTTATTTTGAAGACCCAGCACCAGAAGAGGGCGGTGAGTAATGGTGATTTCCGTAGCAGACGCCTATCGCCTTGGACCTGATGGCCAAATTGACATGGATTTATTCCAACAATATGCAGACCAGCAAGCAGGCATATTGAATGCGCAAGGCGGCACAGGAGCAAGCGCGGGCAATCCCAACTTAACAATGGGCCAGCAATATTTGGCTGCTAATCCTGATGTTCTTGCTAATGCACAAATGCGGGCTCAAGAAGCAGGTTTGTCGTCTGGTCAAGACTACAGCAATTACTTAGATCAAGTGGCGCGAGAGCATTTCAATACATTTGGTCAAACAGAAGGTCGATCTGGGTTTGGGTACACCCCACCTGCAGCCGGTACGTTTGCACCGTCACCTTCCGACACCCAGCCATTAAACACTGGCTTTCAAGGCAACGCTAATCAAAATTTCACTGGCACTGGTATGCCAAATATGCAGGCAGTCAACCAGTCTTACGAAACAGCTCTGAATAATTTCGGTGGCTTATTGTCAAACTATGGCGACTTTTTTGGCGGTTTATTGTCAGGCGCTCAAAATGCACAGTCTGGCAACATGGGTCAAAATTACACTGGGTTTTATGCGCCAGGTCAAACACCTATGGCTGGTGGTTTCACATCATTCCCAGCCTACAACTTTGGCGGGTTTAATGCAGGCGGCTCATGGGGCGGCAGTAGCGCAGCAACGTCTGGCGGGAACACTGGACATAGACAACTCTGGACAATGTAATGCCAATAATTGAATTACCAATCAAGCCCGGCATCATTAAAGATAACAGCCGGTTGCAGTCAGAGTCACGCTGGATCGATGGCGATAAGATACGATTTCGCAGGGTCGGAGATCGAACGATGCCCGAAGTGATCGGTGGATATGAAGATTTGTTCGATGCACCAACATCTGGATATGTGCGGGGAAAAGCGCGAACCATTCACGTTTATGAAACTAATGAAAATGTGCGTCAGGTAGCGGTCGGCACAAGTTCAGATTTATATGTTTATACAGGAGCCCTACTTTGGCCGATTACTCCGATAAGAAGCAACCAGACGTTGAGCAACGCTATAACAACTACAAGTGGTTCCGCGACTGTCTCAATAACCTCTGCAACTCACGGAGCCACCAGTGGCGACTATGTTCTGTTAGACCAAGCAGCGCCCGTTGGCGGCATCAACCTAGGCTCAAGTGGCTCATTTACCGACAAGATTACAGCGATCGCCCAGGCGAAGACACTGGTTATTGAAGACGCAGCACATGGATTGTCAACTGGGGATGCTGTTTCGATTTCTGGTGCTACCGGGTTTGCTGGCATCCCGGCATCTGAGATTAATAGAACACTAACCGTATATGTCATCGATGCAGATATGTTTATTGTCGCGGTTGATACCGCTGCAACGAATGACGCGACAGGCGGTGGCGCAGTTACATATGTCGGTCACCGCCAATACGAAGTAACAGTAGTTGATGCAAACACCTATACGGTTGAGGCTAAGAATAATGCAACAGCATCAGTGTCCGGGGCTGGCGGCTCTTTAAGAGAAGAGTTTTTGATTGAAGTTGGAAACGAAACATCTTTGTCGGCGTCGGGTTATTCAACAGGCGGTTATTCGCAAGGATATTATTCGGCTGCTAGCTCGTCGGTTGCGACGACTGCTCGGACGTGGACGCTAAGTAACCTTGGCGAGATATTAATCGCGAACTATATCAATAGCCCACTGTACCGCTGGGATAACAACCCTTCTATCAGAGCTGTATCGATTAGCGCGACGGTTACAGATGCGCCAGTTAAAAATCTTACCCACATGGTAACGCCAGAAAGGTTTCTAGTCGCACTCGGTACAAGCGATCAGCCCAGCGGAACATTTTCTCCGCTAACGGTTGCATTTGCCGATCAAGAAAAAGGTTTGACGACTGGCGACTGGACGCCCTCTTCTACAAACACTGCAGGTGATTTTATTCTTGGCGGTACATCTAGAATTGTAGCTGGCTGCGCGATGCCCGGGCTTAATCTAGTTTGGACCTTAAACGAATTATTTTCAATTCAATTTGTACCGAACTTATCAACGATATTTAGACCAACATTGATTGGTAGTGGATGCGGTCTAGTCGGACAAAACGCATGGGCTCGAGCTGGTGATAGCGGATCAGTTTATTGGCTATCAACGTCTAAAGAATTTATGCTCTGGGCTGGTGGTACGCCAACAACGATTAGTTGCCCGGTAAAAGATTTTCTGTTCGACAATTTAGCGGATGGACAAGAAGCGCTTATTCATGCGGGCACGTTGGACAGCCAAAACGAAATCTACTGGTTCTATCCGACAACGAACGATGCCGGGGTAACTGAGAACACTCGTTACATATGTCTTAACTATGCGCTGCTCACTTGGACAGTTGGCACTTTTGACATTACAGCATTTGTGGACCGAGGCTTGGAAGAGTTTCCCATCGCTGCATTCAGTGACGGCACAATGAAGCTTATGGAAAAAGGTAACACCGCAAACGGTTCTGCAATACCAAGCGTATTTCTAGAGTCAGGTTGGATCGATACGGCTGAGGGTACGACCCAGACTTTTGTCAAACGATACATCCCAGACTTTGCCCATTTATCTGGCGGCGTGAATGTTAAGATATTATCGAAAGACTATCCGCAAAGCTCTAACATAACGACAACCGATCTCGGTAACATTTCAACATCGACACTTAAGAAAGACTGCCGCATAACAGCCCGGCAGATTGCACTAAGATACGATTGGCAGAGCAACCCTACGGATGGCAGGCTTGGTCGTATTGAACTCGATCTTGAAAAAACAAACAGGCTGCGATGACAAGAGCCTGGGAGAATGCCAAGCCTCTTATAGAGGCGGCACTAAAATATCAGGACACACACACTATAACAGACGTTGAAAGAGAGCTCGCCAATGACCGGGCTCAGTTGTGGTGTGGTGACAAAAGCGCAATCGTCACGCAGATGGAAGATTACCCGGCAGGCAAAAAGGTCAGAGTTTGGCTGGCAGGCGGTGAAATGAATGAGCTGCTTGAGATGCTGCCAGATATTGAGGCATGGGCAGCAGAGCAAAAATGTTTGTCAGTTGTCATTGCTGGTCGTCACGGATGGGCAAGAGTTTTAAAAGATTACACGCAACCATATGCGTATTTAGAGAGGAAATTGAATCATGGGTAAAGGCGGTCCAAAGACAGCGGTAAGTACAAGTGATATCCCAACGAGGTATCAGGACTTTGTCGATAGTAACCTCGGCCTAGCATCCGTATTAGCCAACCGACCTTATCATCGATTTGAGGGTCCGACCTTGGCTGGCTTTACCCCGGATCAGATTGCTGCCTTTAATCAAGTGCGCGGCATGGATGCGCAACGGATGCCGCAACAACAAGCTGCAAACGCTGCTACAGCTGCCGCTATAAACTCTATTACAAATCCAGCAACGATGATGGGTAAGTATCAGAATGCATTCACCGAAGATGTCATCGATAATTTGACAACTGATCTTAGGCGAGAGCGTGACGCGATGAACGCTACAGCTCGACTGCAATCACCGTTTGGCGGTAGTAGAGCTGCGCTAGTCGAGGCTGAAAATAATCGTAACTATTTAGACCGGTTGGCTAATGCAACCGGGCAGCTGAGGATGCAGAACTTTCAAGATGCAGCACGCCTAGGTCAATCTGGAACAGGTCAGCTAATGCAGGGTGCATCGCAATTGACCAACCAAGCAGCCGCTAACCAGCGCATGGGTCTAGAAGCAGCTGGCGCACTATCAGGTATTGGTCAACAGATCCAAGGACTGCAACAGGCAGCGATGGCTGACAGAGAGAAACGTTTCTTAGACGAGCTCAACTATCCATTGCAGGCATTGAACCTGAGACAGCAAGCAGTTGGCATGACGCCTATGGGCTCTGTGTCCAGAACGCCAATTACCGGTAACCGTGGTAGTATAGGTGGGTTGTTAAGCGGTCTCGGCAGTTTGGCTAGTGGGTTAGGTGGAATGGGATTAAGGTTTTAATGAACAACAAAACAAAAGTAAAATTTGTAATTCGTTGGATAATGCATAAGGCGATCAACTAATGGCTGTACCACAATCACTTTTACAAAACCTCGTAGCAAACGCTCAGCTGCAACAACAGCAATCGTTGAGAGCCCGGAAGATGCGTGAGCTGGCTCAGGCTGCACCACGAGGTCAGGCTGCTAGGCTTGGCGCACCGTCACCGATTGTACAACGTCCTGACAATTCACTAGGTCAAGGACTCAGCGCACTAGGTAAAGCACTTGGCGATATTGGTCAGATGAAAAAAGAACGTGCGGCTAAGGATGCATTTGCAAAAATGTATGAGCCAACAATGGTAACTGATGGCATGGGCGGTGCGACTGCTATGCCGACAACGCCAAAGGCTCGGGCTCTGATGGATTTTGCTGTGCGGAACGCTGGAACCAAGACAGGTGCATCTGCGTTGCAGGCGGCACAGTTAGCCATGCAGGCAGAGAACCAGGCGGCAACCCGGCAAAACCAGCTAGATTTAAAAAGAATGGAGATGCAGCAAAAGAACTTACCGCGAACCCGAGCTGCAGCCACTCTTGGTAGAGTAAGTAAAAAATTAGGCGACATGGTTGCTAACAACGAAATGGAAATTACTACCGCTGGTCAAATCGCCGCCAATCCAGCTGCATTGAAAATGTTCAACGATGACGACATGGCGGGAGCACTGCAGGCTGTAAATGTAAAAATCGCTCGGACAGTCAACCTAGATAAGAATGGCGAAGCAAGAGTAATTGGCATTACAGATGGTGGTCGCCAGATCGATTTAGGGCCAGCTCAGAAAGTAGCGGGTCGAGATGTACCATTGTCTGCACGCGTCTTAGGTCAAAAAATTGATTTGGCTGAGGCGACTGGAAGAGCCAGAGGTTTGATCGAAATGGAAATGAAAAACCTAGACGCAGACCAGAAAAATGACAAAGCTATGATCGCAATAATGGAGGCATCTTACATTCTTAATTCTGGTGATGCTACTGGTAGCGTTATGGGTAACACGTTAGATAATCTCGCAGAAATAATTGGTTTTTCTACCCTCGGTGCAAAGGCGACAAGTCGTTTGAAGTTGCTGCAAACAATTATCATGCTGGAAGGAAAGAGAATGGAAGGGCAGCAGTCTGACCGTGATGTAATACTTTACGAGAAGGCCGCTGCAAATATTGGCAACGCAAATGTACCAGTAGAAACAAGGCAGGCTGCGTTGCGTACTCTTGCGCGATTAATGAGAAAATATAGAACGCAAACTGGTAGAGGCGGAGAACGGTCAACCGTAATAAATAATGAACAGCCGCCAATGCCAGAAGGTTTTGTTCGCGTAGGGGAAGAGGAATGACCGACAGATTAATATTCAATCCTGATACACAAAAAGCAAAACGGCTACAGGACAATGCTTGGGTCGATACGCCTGTTATAGTCAATCCGCAAACTGGCGAGGTCCGGGCGTGGGATGGCACAAACTATACTACAGTTGTTAAAGGCGATACCGCTAACCCGGTAGGGCAAGTTGTGCGCAAGGCTGAAATGGTTGCCCGGGGCATGACAGATAATGCGTTTGATTATGCTGAGGCATTGCCTAAGTTGGCTGAGCGTGGCCTTGACGCACTAGGTCTGCCGAAGACTGGCATCCGTATCAACCCTAGAGAAGCATATCGCAAGATTGGCGCTATGTTATCTAATCCATTTCAAGCAGCGTTAGAAATGGCTGGTGTAGATCTTGGCCCAGAGAGCACGACTAAAGGCGACCAGATCGCTTATGAAGGTGGTCGAGGTATGACAGACGCCCTTGCATTCATGTTGCCAGCTGCGACAGCTGCTAAGGTTGCAAAAGGTGGTACAACGACACAGAAGGTAGCGTCTCAACTAGCCGCACAACCAGTAACACAGACGGCTGCAGGGCTCGCGGCAGGTACAGTTGGCGAAGCGACAGATAATGAGTTGCTAGGTTTAGGCGCTGGTCTGTTGACGCCAAGTTTTGGGAGAGTGACACAGAAAGTTATAAGCCCTGTACCGTTACAAGGCCGACAAAAAGAGCTGGCTGATGCGGCTCAGGCTGAGGGCATCCCATTGACGCCAGCTAGGATGACCGACAACCAAGGTTTTGAATATTTTGAAACATTGCTTGAGGGCATCCCTTCAACTGGCGGTAGGCAAGCCAGAGAAATAGCGAAAACGCAGTCAGGATTTAACAGAGCGGTATTGCGTCGAGCTGGTATCAATAGCGACAGCGCTACACCAGAGGTAATGCGAAAAGCAGGCGATGATTTTGGCAGGCGGTTTGAAATGCTTGAGGCAAAAACGTCATTTAATGCTGACGATCAATTTATGGATGGTCTTATAGCCGTGCGAGACAATTATGCGCGATACATACCTAGCACAAGAAAAGAAAGTTTTAACAATTTATTAAATGACGCCACTAACCTTATGGACGTTACACAAGATACCGGCAAAGCATACCAGAAATTTGCTAGTACATTACGACGACTGTCCCGGGGAGCCTCTACGGACCCAGAATACAAGCAAGCATTAGACGACCTGATCGAAGTTGTCGATGAAACTGCATTTAGATCTGCCGGGAGCGAGGCTCTCAAAAAATCTTGGCAAAAGCTACGTAGAGAATATCGGGCCTACAAAATTATCGAAGACTCTATGGCTAAAACAACGAAGTCTGCAGCTGAGGGTGACATTAGCCCGACAGCATTCGCAAGCGCTGTTAAACGTGCGCAGTCTAAACGACAGTTTGTATCTGGTGACGGTCCATTAGAGGGTTTGGCGAGAGTTGGCACAAGCCGAGTGCGCTCTAGTGTGCCTAACAGCGGAACCGCTCAGCGTAATGTTATCGCACAAATGATGACCGGGCAGACTGGACAAGGTTTAGCCGGTGCAGGTGGTGCGGCTATGGCTGGAGCCGATCCATTTCTTGGCGCAGCTGTTTCACTTGGTCTGCCTCGCGCTGTTCAAGAATTATATCTCAGTGGTCCGGGGCGCAGATATTTAACCAATCAACTTGCCGCCAATAGAACGAGGATGACGCCTGCCCTAGCTGCCGCAATAACGACCGCACAAGGTCGCGAACTTGGCGATGACATGGGCTTACTAGGGATGGGCAACTAATGGCCCCGTTATTCCAAGACAATGTTGCAGGTTTATTAGCTGACGATCCACTGTCAGATGTTTTAGGTCCAAGAGCTATTACGCAACGGTCAAACGACGATTTGTTAGGCCGGGTTGTTCGCGATACAGCCGAAAGTATGCGTCTTGATACAATTATGCAGAGATACTTCGATGCAATGGACCCAGTTAAATCACAAGGTATGCTCGGCATTGAACGCATGGCTAACCTGTTACCAATGGTTGGCGCTACAACAGGCGGTCTAATTGCTAAGGTTCCGGGCGGTGGGACTGTTTTGGGTGCAGGTCCTGTAAGGCGTTCAGCAGCCGACTTAAGGAAAAAGGCGAATATTGAAAGATTTGGTTATGATCCAAATGAAGTTGATGAAATTATTGCTTATCATGGATCTCCGCATGACTTTAACAATTTTGACATAAAAAAAATTGGTGCGGGTGAAGGCGTTCAACAATATGGGCATGGTTTATATTTTACTGATTTAGAAAAAATTGCCAGAGAGTATAACAAAAACCTTACGCCAAGAGATCTAGATTATGAAGATTGGTTAAATGCCAAATATAAAAAAGCTGAGTCTGCGGAAGATTACGCTCAAATGGAGTTGCTCGAAAATGCAATGATGTACGACAGGCCGGTGGATTTTAAAGCGAAAGCTAAGGACAAAAACCGCAACCCTGAGTATCGAGAAAAGGCAGCTAAACTCGCGGAAGAAATAGAAGAGTTTGATCCAAAACTTGGAAGCGTTTTTAAGGTTTCTATCAAATCAAAAATAGAAGACATGGTTGACTATGACTCGCCGATTTCCCAGCAAAGCGAAAAAGTGAAGAAGGCTTGGGAAAAATTAGTGAACAGTAGAATTGGCAAACAGGCCCAAAAAAATATGAACGTGAAATTCGGTGAAACAAGCGAGCCATATGGCAGAGATTTTTTATCTGTTTTCAGTGAAGGGTTGTCGCTCGCACAAACGCCAAAATATCGGGAAAAGGCGGCAGAGTTTTTGCGGCGAGAAAATATCACTGGAATACGGTATGCCGACCAATGGTCAAGGAACCAAAATATTAACCAGCCCAACAAAAAAAGAACTGACAACTATGTAATTTTTGACGACTCGCTGATTAAAACTTTGGCTAAATTTGGGCTTTTGGGCGGCGCGGTAGTTACCGGGAACGAAGTTGCAGAAGGTGTATTAGGGAGTAAGGAACAAAAAGCCTACGATAAAGGTTTGCTACAATGAACATTCTTATGGACGAGTATGGCCGGGCTGGTGGGCTCTTAGGAGCTCAGCCACAGACGCTAAGCACTAATCAACAAATGCTCGGCAATCAAATAGACATGAGCCGTTTCTACCAACAACCTAATCGTACCTACGGTGCGATTTTGCCGATAAGCAGACCTGACACTACTGAGCTCGACTACGCTGGCGCAATCAAAGGTAGATTTGATCCAGCTGCGGGTATTTTAGGAGATGCGATGCGCGGCTCAGACACGCTAGAAGATGCTTTGCGTGGCGGGTTGCTGTCTGGCGAGGTTAGCCCCGGGCAAGTGGCAGGGGCGTTTTTTGACACTGGGTTTGGTATGCAGGGACTTGGCGTTAAGGCTGCAGGGTCTCTTGGATCTGGTGCATTGTTCCAATCTCGTAAGGCAATGGATGATGTAGCGGAAGATTTGCCAGATGCAACAGATGGTTTTTTTAGTTTCGACGAGGCCCAGCAATATGCTGAGTCGGCAATACCGTTATTGCAGGGCGAAGAAACAATCCCTGATTTTGGCGCTAGGGCCACTTTGAATCAAACGTCAGGTTTTCTAGACCAAAGGTTTGCGCAACGAGGCGGATCACCCAAAACCGATTACACGCCAGAAAATGTTGAGTCAGTAGCACAACAAATGGCCTTAGAAGGACAAGCGGCAGCTGCAAAAGCTGGCAACGCTACAACTTGGTATCGTGATAAGGTTTCAAACGCGATGAAAGTTGCTTCTTTAATGTTTCCAGAACTAGCTGAAAACGATGTAGCGTCAACGCAGTTTAAATTTATTTTGGCGGTTCTTAGTAACGGTGCGACAGTTAATGAAAATACGCGAGCTGCAATAAAAACTTATGATCAGTTTAAGCAGATAAACGCTGGTAAAAACACTTCGATGATGCCTGTAAGTATCTTAGAGGGTGGTGGCAAAGAAGTTAATGCTATGCGCCATGCATTTAACCTGTACAACGAAATGTCTTCTCGTATTGGCCCGGAAGAACTGCATAGATTTTTTAACACTGAATTCACGGTGCGAGAATTAAAGCAGGCTGGTTTTAATGTATCAGGTGAAAACCAAGATACATTAGTTTATGGCTCCAGTATTTTCGGTCCAAAAATTGGTCAAGGATTTTTTCAAAACTTACAAGGCAATTACAAGCCCTTAACAAGTGATCGATGGTGGATGAGAACATGGGGCAGATTAACAGGCAAGTTACAGGACCCCGTTGAAGTAGGAAGTAAAACTTGGAACGACCAAAGTGAGAAGCTTCTGACACAATTAAAAAATGCGCCAAGAAGTGCTCTCCGGGGATACAAGCTTAGGGAGCTCAGAAAGGACCCAGAAAAACTTACAGCACTCGCAAGCGATATATTAAAAGAATATTCGCGCTCAGGATTTAAGGATCGATCGCCTTTAAATAAGGCTGCGCAACGTCTAGCAGAAGGTCAGAAACGGCTAAGAGAACAGCCAAAAGGCGGTAGTGAGCGTAACTATATGCGCGAGACTGTGGCAAGGGCGCAACAAATCTTGGCTGATAAAGGTATAGAGCTAGATATTGCAGACATACAGGCGTTATTATGGTATCCTGAGAAAGAACTTGTGACAAAGTTAGGCGTAGGCAATAAACGCAGTGCGCCAACTGACTATGAAACGGAGTTTATAAATGAAGCGATTGCTAGAGGATATACAAGGGAACAAGTCGACTCAGCAATTCAAGCCGGGCAAAATAGATCCTCAGGATCTGGAGACGCTGGAAGCGTTGGGGGAATCCTTGAAGAACCCGGATCGTTTGGCTACAGGTATCCAAGCCCTGTTGGCACGGAAAGACGGCAAGATCTCCTAGGCATTTTAGGTCAAAGTTTACAACAAGCAAATAACAGCGGTGGCTTGTTGTGACAAACAATCGCCCACCATTTGCAATGATGCTGTTGTTCGCGTTTTTTGTAATTATGTGGTTCTCAAGCTCAGCATTTGCACAAGTCACCCACTGTTACCCAGCTCAACAGTTGATGGATCGCCTGCACGACACGTTCAATGAAAAGACAGTATTCAAAGGTATTGGCCGACTAGGACACGTTACTGTCATCACATTAGACAAAGATACCGAAAGATGGACGGCCTATGTCATTAAGCCCGAGTTGCCGCCAATGGGATGTATTGTTGATTTTGGATCAAGCGGATCAACTGAGGAGAAACCCGGTGTCGGAAGCTGATATCAATGAGCGTATCGCTGCTCTGGAACAACGAAACACAGATCAAGAGCGACGGTTGGCGGTTATCGAATTAAAGTTAGATCGTCTCCTTGAGTACTCTGCTTACGGCAAATCGAGCATCCGCATACTTATTACGGTGGGGTCCGTACTGTCAGCCGTAGCAGCTGCAGCTGCGTATGTTTGGGATAAGTTGCATTGACTCGCGACAATCATTTGCAAACGGCTGCATGGGCAGAAGCTTGTGCGGTTAAATATTTTATTGCACGAAATTATACCGTGTTAACGAATGTGAGTGGACATGGCCCGGTCGATATAGTGGCCGTAAAAAGTCGAGGGAAAAATCGGCCTATCGTTTTGCTGGTGGATGTAAAAATTAAGACTCAAAGATCATATGCAGCTTTGAGCAATGAACAACGATGGATGGGTGTTCGTGTTCTCGCGGTAGATCCTGATGGTAATTGTACGCTAGTGCCTGAGGGAGAGGAAAGAGTGCGCCCTAGTAAAAAAGAAAGGAAAGCAGATGATAATGAAGATTTTTAGCAAGATTGATGCATGGTTCTCAGCTCTTGCATTCAAATGGCAAGTAGCAATTGCTATGGCGTCCTTGTTTTGCGTCATGGTCGGTATCATAGCGGTGGCTGGTTAATATGAACCCTACAGACTATGACGGCGATGGCAAAATTTCCATTGAGGAAGAACAGGCAAGCGACCAGCACGACAAGCAAGAAACTCAACGCTTCATGGCGATATCGGCGTTTGTTTTGATGGTTGGTATTACAATAGTTATGTGTACGCCGATTATTGGAGACGATAGAATTAAGGCGCTTAGCGGATTGATATCTTCGATGTACTTCGCCCTCAGCTCACTTTGTGGAGCGTATATGGGGTTCACCACCTGGGCTAATAAAAAGTGATTAACCTGCTCGGCTCACTTGTGCAACCTGTTACTGGGTTGCTCGATAAGTTTATTGAGGACAAGGATCAGAAGAATAAGCTTGCCCATGAAATATCAACAATGGCTGAGCGACACGCCCAGGAACTCGCCAAGGGGCAGCTAGAGATCAATAAGGCCGAGGCTCAAAGTAGAAACATTTTCGTTGCTGGTTGGCGTCCGTTCATTGGATGGACCTGCGGTGTCGCGATGGCCTATAATTATGTGATCCATCCAATAATGATTTTTGTGCTCGCGCAGCTCGATTACTTAGTAGCACTGCCAGCATTAGACCTTGGCGAAATGATGCCAGTGCTGATGGGTATGTTAGGGCTCGGTGGTTTAAGAAGCTTTGAGAAGTATAAAGGCATAAGTAAATGAACATGAACACAGTGATCGATATGCTCACCACAAATGAGGGCATGGTATTGCATGAGTATAAGGACCACCTCGGTTATTCGACTATCGGAGTCGGTCGATTGATTGAAGAAGGTATGGGCGGTATTACGGAAGAGGAAGCACGCTACCTGTTAGAGAATGACATTGGTCGCGTGATGCAGCGGCTCGATAGTAAGTTCGCCTGGTGGCGCGATCTTTCTGAAAACCGACAGCACGTTATGATCGACCTGTCGTTTAATTTAGGAAACCGGCTGGACAAGTTCGTCAACTTCTTGGCGAACATGGAAGCAGGTTTATATGATGCAGCTGCATTTGATTTAATGGATAGTTTATACGCCAAACAAGTAAAGGGGAGAGCAGAAAGAAACGCAGACCTTATCCGGGGAGGGTGACATGGAAGGGGTTTCATTGGTCGATCTATTTAACTTAGCACTTGGAGCATTTGCCGTGATCGGGGCTATTGTGTACAGTCTGATTCGTCAAAAGGTCGATATCGAACACATGAAAAAACAGATCACCCAGTTGTTCGACCTCTGGAATAGCCGGGATAAGTAATTTGTACAAGGATTCGGCAAGGTTTTTAAAAAAGGTTAGCTAAGTGTCTGATAATAAATGGAATATAGGTGTCGACGTTGGGGGGACTTTCACCAACATCAGCTATCTCTAAAACACTCTCATATATTCTCATATACTCTCATAGGCTCTTAACCTATTGATACTATTGCATAATTCTATGCAGACTGTTCTCTCATACATTCTCATGATTTCTCATACATTCTCAATTATTTTGAAAATTTGTACAAGAATGTGTCACGACCCCTTGCAAAAGTAATCCCGAGATATTACATTTATCTGTAATACTAACGAGTGGCATTAAAAAGGGAGCAAAAAATGCACACATTATTCTTTTTCAGTACAAATGAATTACGGTCACTTGCCGCAGAAACTCTCAAACAAAAAAAGTTTAGACAACCTTATGAGCCAAACAAAACATCCACGCAAAAATCATTCTACTTAGTTAAGGATCGAGGCATTTATTTGATGAATGCGTTTGACCGAAAAACAAATCTTGTGGCCTATGCCTCAGGCTTTAATCCAGACAATGCACAAACAGACGAACAACGAGATGATTTGTACGATAGGCAACAAGATATAAGTCGGGATGATTTTGCAGAATCAATCCCTATGACAGATGATCAATTGGAAAGAATTGCCACTAGTAAGGGCAGAGTGACAATTAAGATTTCTGAAACACAATTAGAAATAATCGCCTAAATTAAGGGAGCAAAGTAATGGCGCAAGTAATGACACAAGCAAAGTTTGACAGCCTCAAGCCAAAAACTAAGCCGTATCGGGTAGCTGTCGGACATAACGTGTGGGTGAACATAACACCCACCAACTTCAAAACTTTTATCTATCGTAAAACGAAGCACCGCAAGAAGATGGTGATCACTCTAGGGTCGTCACAAGGTATGGAGTTGCACGATGCTTTGACCACTGGATCTCTTTACAACAAGTTGCTGGCGAATGGCGAGCACTTGCCAACTGCGATCAAACGATCTGCCAATCAAACAATGACATGGAAAGAGGCGGCAGAAAAATATGTGAGTCAGCGCAAAGATATTTCAGCGGATCGAATTAGACAAATTTACAAACGTGTCATTACCGACATGACAGATGAATTTAACGACCGTCCAATAAGTGCAATCGACAAGTCGCACATCAAAGAGGCAATCTTGCCATTCTGGCATATGCCAACAGCGAAAGAGCGTCTAAGCAACATTGGCGCTGTTTGGTTTTTTGGCGTAAGTGAAATCGATGCAGACGTTTCTGTTTCATCTAAAATGGATGAGATTAAATCGACGCTTCCAAAAAATGCCAAGCGTGAAAAAGTGCATTATGGGCAACTGTCATTTGCCGATCTGCAAAAATGGTTGGCAGGTTTATCAGCCAACAATAGCTTGCCGAAACGTGACAAG